GTCCGAGAGCAGCAGATGCACATACGAATAGTGCGTTCCCTCACGCCACCCTATCTTTTCCTCCTGTTTCCTCCGTTTATCTCGTCTTATGAGGTCTCGTGAGCGAACAAACCGACCCCAGTTCTTCGCGTATGCAGACACGGGCGTGAGTGCGTAGTTTTTCACAACAGACCGAACACCATAGAGGCGACCATGCCTATCCTTAGTGATACCAATTATCACGCGCCAACCCAATCCACGTATCAGCCAGCGTTGCCCTACCTGTGCCCTAGCACTCGCCATACTGCACCCACCAATCGTGTGGGATAGGACCGAGGGCAGCCTGCTCACGCACGTACTCACGTCCATCGCTTGTGAGCTGCACTGGGATGAAGGCACCGCAGTCGGAGCAATGGATAGGCGTATCCCACTCACTGTCAGCGAATATCACGCCTATGCTGTTCCCCTCGCTGTCCTCCCACCGGTGATGGTTACAGCCAGGGCAGCCCTCCGGCTCGTGCCCGTACCTCTTGAATGTGCAGGTGGGGCAGTACGTGTCGGCGTCCGCCGTATACCCCAGAACATCATATGCTTTCATCGTTCACGCTCCTCTCTTAGATACTAACTAGAAGCGAAAGTGTGCCTATCTTAGCACGAGGGGATGCCATCTATCTACGCCTCAGTTGATGCAGAGGTTCGGGTTCTAGCGGAATCACCGCATCCGTCTCCGGCTCTCCCCGACGATGAAGTAGTGATGAATAATGAGTGAATCGCAAACGCTGTTGCCCACAATCTCGGCAACGATACCAGAGATCCATTCCTAAACGACCCATTCGCTGCCAAACTGTCCCACCACAATGATAGCATCGCATCCAAGGACGTGTCATGTACGTGCCTCCCTCTCAGACACTAACTAGAAGCGAAAGTGTGCCTATCGTGAGCGTGCCTCCCGCTTCTACACCCACTCGTGGCCCAGGTCAGACCAATCGTCTACTACTACATCGGCTGCGCCAATGGCTAGGCTGACATGGTGACTCGTCGTCTGCGATACATAATGCTTGGGTGCCTGGTAGCGCTTGACCGCCTTGACTGCTGAGGCGCCGGTGCCGAGCGTCCTGCCTATGAGTAGAGCGTATGAGAATAGGTTGTTCCCATCCGTCAACATGTGTCCAGATGCGGCCGCCTTGCCACGGCGCCAGCAGAATGCAACTTGCAGATTAGTCATGTCCGCTTATCTCCTTCCCGCTTCGGCTGCCGTCTCTTCCTCGTCCTCGTACTGTCCATAGTACGGGCTAGGCATCTACTTTGCCACCTCCTCCGTTGTGTACGGACTAATCCAGCGCGAGTGTTGCTTAAGATATTCACTGCCTAGCTTGCCTTGCTCTCGCATGATGCGTGACCTAGCAGCCTTACGTGCTAGTGCCTGGTGCCTGCGTCCTTGCCTACGCAGCAGCCTTGCAATGCCAAGTATATCAAACATGTGCTATTCCTCCCTGTTTCGCTCGTCTATGATGGCAGCGATGAAGTCCTGCACATCTACGATAATTTGCCCTAGTGCTCGGATGATGTCCAAGTCATTGTCACCATCCTCACCGGCGCACTCGATTGCTTCCCTCACGATGGACTCGTTCAAGCCACCGTCGCAATCATCTTGAATCGGCATGGTAGTTGCCTGCTCGAACAAGCGTTCCAAGTCTGCGCGTTTCAGGTTCACGTTAGTTCACCTCCTCCCCTACGATGCGAGTCTCGGTCACGGTCAGGAACATCTCATCCTGGCCGTACAACTCGCAAGCGTGCCTTTTGTAGTGCGTCCAGAAGATAGAGTCGTAGGTAGCGCAGACAATGCGCCATATTTCAACCCTATCCTGGATGATTTGCCGTTGTGGGTTGACCCAAAAGCCCGTGCAATCGGGCACTATGGTTGCACCACCGAACGTATAGGCCAGGGTGTGCAACTCGTGACCGAGGACGGCAGGAGGTATCGACCGGCCATCCTTATACGTCAAGGGCACATAGACTTCCACTAGATACGACATCTTCGTCTCCTTTCCTATCATCTGCGATTATTGCGTGTGTCTCTTCACGTCCACGTTGCCAATCCCATATCGTCCACTGTGCAACAAACGCGGATACGCCATATCGCTGGCCTATCTGCACTATGCTTGACTCTATCTGGGCATAGACTTTGACCGGGAGGGTGTTACGAATCTGGCCAGTTGCCCATCGTTGGATATGCCTGTCACAACAGGCAATGTCTGCCACTGTGGGAGCCAACAAGCACAGTGCAAAACTTAGCTTAGCCATCCCTAGTCCTTGGACGTTGAGCCTATCCCTTGCTTGTCCTGCGGTCTCTCCTTGCCTTATGCGCCACGATTCAGGGTGGGCAAGGAACCGATGCGTGAACGCAACTATGTCCTTCGCCTTTGTTGGTGCGTATTGCACCGAGGGCGACCGGCGGATGCTCGCCTCCGCTTCACTAGCATCGAGCCAATACCGTCCTCGCATGCGCAAGAATGCCGAGCACGTGTGCTCAAAGGGCGTGTTGATAGAGAGAAACGCGAACAAGTACCGGTCGTAAACGCTCATATCGTCACCGACCGGCTCGATTATGGCCGCCCATACCTCGTGGATGCGAGCACTACGACCGAGGTACTGCGCCAACGTACAGCCACGGGCCGGTAGCATCCGCATCTGTCGCTTGCGTGCTAGCATGATGGGCATCCAGGTAGATGGCCGAGTGCCACCAACACATGCTGCGCTTGCGATTCGTTCGCGCATTGCACATGACGCAGTAGACGGTCGTCCTTGTGCTCGCAGATGTAGCGACCGAGGACTATCAATTCACAGTAGTCAACGTCACCAATGAGGATGGCTGTGATTAGCTCGTCGCATTGGGTCTCGGTCAAGGATTTCACGTTAGTGCTCCTTTCTCATTGTCCTCGTCGGTCAGGTTATAGCTATGCTTGTAGCCGTCCTCGTCTTCGAATTCGGCTAGTATCACATCCTCAACGATTGCCTGCGCCTCAGACACTATGGGCACATCCTGTACTGCCAGCGTTGTCTGCCGTGGTGCGTCCAGCGTACACCCGCGAGCACGCGCCCAGTGCAGATACGCAAGCGCTTGTGCTATGTGAATGTGCTCGTTGTGCTCTATCGCATAGCATATGGCGCGTTCCTCGTGCGTGAGTGGGAGCAACCGGTCAAGGTCTTTCGTCGTCTGCGTCTCCATCTTCCTATCCTCCTACAATATAAGACGCATGACCGGTCGGCCTGTTACAGTCTTAGCATACCATCTTTCAGCCATCCTGCCGAATGCCAAGGTAAACATCCGGTTAAAGTCTGACCTCGCGTAGCGCACGAGCACGAGGACGCACGGGCGCGAGGGTGTGGGCGTATGCTATCGTATGCGCCAGATTGTTAGTTAGTGTACATGCTACACTAAGGTTAGTGTACAGATGACACGAAGTAGATGCGGGCATCACGTGGGCATCACAAGCGAGCAGCGGGCTCCACCCCGCGTGCGTGCTGTCCCTGGATGGATTTCCTCAAATAGGGACAATCTATTGCGACATATCCCTGACTGCCTGCCGCTATAGCGCTTGGGCATGGGGCGCTAGGTTGGGCATAGCATCGCATATGTGTAGTCAGATACAGAGCATCGCATGCGCACCAGTCGCCGGCCTAGCTAGTCAGGGATGCTCGCATGCGGAAACGAGGGCACGGGCTGCCTCCATACGTGATTTGTTCATATACGACCATCCGACCACATGTCTATTGCACCACAACGCATCATTATTGCACCACCGCTTCGTTATATCTGCGCACAGCTTCGTTACCCTTTGTTCGGCCTCTCAGACAGTATATCCTGTCCGGGGACCTTCTCTAGGACAAATGTTCCAAACTTAGGGTGCGGGCTAATAGTTTCTAAACTTGGGGTACTTGGGACCATACCGATGGGGGATCGTGCCCGGATATGGTTTCCCAGCACCAGCGGCGGCCCAGAACCCGAAGCACAGCACGATGAGGGCGGGGGCCAGGCAGATGACCAGCATGGCGATAGATAATGCCATCATTGTGAAACCTCCCGAATCTAGGGCCTTTACTAACGGACCCTGTAATTAACCGGACTTTAGTAACCCAAGAGACCCTTCATGGATCGGATGGGAACCTGCCCAGTCTCCGCCGCGATCTCCCGGACGTTCTTCTGGTAGACCGTCTCGGTTGGGCGCCCTGGTTTCTGCAACTCGATCTCCAGCCCAGACGCCTCCAGAAGGATCGTAGCGATCAGCCGGCTCTTGCTCAACCCCCGGACCTCAGATGTCTTCTTCAACCACTCGTCCAGGGCTATGGGGCACGCGAACCCCACTGGTGTCGATTTGTAACCTGTTTGCATGTTCTCCACCTCCACTTAGATTGTAACACACCCTAATTAAATAATCAATACCCATCCCTCTGACAAAATGACGCTAGTAGAGTAATATAGACAGAGGGGTGGATAATGATTATTTAATTAGCTCGAAATCGCTTCTGAGGGCGTTATTTTCGAGAAAAGGGCGAAAAAGGCTTGACAAGGTGGGCTACATGCGCTTATCCTATAATCGAGTGTCGCTCTCCGCGCTCCACTTGCCCAGTGCCCCCCAAGGGGGTACGCCGCCGGGGGTCCGGTGCGCCTCCCCACTGGACCCCCAAGATTAATTGGGAGAAGGAGAGAGGAGACCAGTGCCGGCCGTTAGTGCTGCCCAGTTACGCGCGGCTTATGCCGCAGCCAATAGAGGTGAGGGTTGGGGCAAGAAAATGGTTGCCCACACGCCCAAGACGACGCAATCGCGTCTTTTGAAGGGAACCAAACCGCAAAGTAAGAAGAAAAATAAGAAAAGGAGGAAAAAGTATGGCTAATCCACTAAAAAAGGCTGTCAAGAAGGTCAAGAAGACCGCGAAGAAGGCTTGGAAGCAGGTCGAGAAGGCTGAAAAGAAGGTAAATCCCTTCAAGAAGATCACAAAGGTCCTCAAAAAGGCTACCAAGGCCGCGAAGAAGGCAAAATAGGGCGGCTAAGGCACCAAAATAGGGAGATATCGTGCCAGAGAGTACACCAGAACTCCTGGATGAAATACTCTTCGACCCAATTCGTCGGATTGAGGAGTTGCTTACCGTTCCCGACAAGTACACTAGAATAGTACCTTTTCGGATGTGGAAGAACCAGCGGGATTTCGTCACTCGTGCCACAGCACCTGATCACCGTAAGCGCCGGGTTCACCTGAAGCCCCGACAGATCGGGGAATCTGCAATTATCGTAGCGAACAACGCAATGGATGCCATGACCACCCCTAACTTCACTGTCCTGGTCATTGCCCAGGATGCCCCCACTCTCAAGCTGTTCCGGGCACACTACAAGCAGCACCTGAACGATCTCAGGCGCATTGGGTACGCTCCGCTCGTTGGGGAAGACAACGCTGACATGTTGGAGTTCCCCGGACTCAGTTCTCGCATCCTGTTCGAGACTGCGGAGGGTGAAGCAGTAGGTCGCGCTTGGACAGTCAACCGATTGCACTGTACCGAGGTTGCTCACTGGCTACACCCCGTGGATACCCTCACTGGTGCCCTCCAGTCCGTCCCGATGGACGGCGAGGTAGATATTGAATCAACTCCCAAGGGCGCCGGCGGTGTGTTTCACAATATCGTGAAAGCGGCTATGGCTGACGAGGTTGCCGGCATCGGAGGGTACTGGGAACTCTTCTTCTATCCCTGGTGGGAGACCTCCGAGTATATCTCTGATGACAACACCCCGATTGTGAATCTGAGCGTGCAGGAACGGTATCTGATGCAGACGCATAGTCTGACCTATGCTCACCTTCGCTGGCGCCGGATGAAGTCAGCCGAACTCGCCCTAACCGGCAAGCCATTCGAGCAGGAGTACCCTGAAGACCCGATCACCTGTTTTGCTGCTGGTGGAGCATCCCCCTTCAAGATGGATGTCATACAGCGGCTCTTGCGTGATGCTAAGGAGCCTATTGTGAAGGGTCTACCCCCGCGGGAGGGGATGCTGGGCCGGATGTATGCAGACAACTTGTGGATTTGGAAGGAACCACTTGCTGGCCGGCAATACCTCATCCCCGCTGACATTTCTGAGGGATGCGGCCAGGACTACTTTGCGGCCGTGGTCCTTGACTACATCACCCTAGAAGTTGTGGCTGCCTTCTACGACAACATGATCGAACCTGCTGAGGCTGCTACAATCCTAGCCGAGATGGGTTACTACTACAACAAGGCGCTTCTGGCCCCGGAGACCTATCCCGGAATCGGGTATGCGACCGGGAAGGACCTGGAGAACAAGCTCAACTATCCGAACATGTACTACGGCATTGATCCCCGGCGCCCAGAATATATTGGGGATGTGGGCTGGCGAACTGACGCTAGAACGAGACCCATGATGCAGTCCGCTTTGATCAAGTTCGTTGCTGGTGGAAACGTCATCTGTTGGGACAAGCGTGGGCTGCAAGAGCTGGTCAGCCTCGTGTGGAAGCAAGCGACTGAGGATTCCCGTCCTCGATTGGAGGCCATGCCTGGCGAACACGATGACTACGCTATGGCCCTAGCTATCGGCCTGGTGGTGAGAGAGTTCCAACCACCTATTTTTGATCAGGAGCGCACAAAGCCTGTACAACAGCGCCCCAATATGCTATAGTGTAGAGGAGTAGCCATGCCTGACTTTATTCAACTCGAAGACCTACAGACCCAGATCATCAACCGTGAGCGAGACATGAAGCCTCGCAATGATCGGATGGATGTCTGGCACTCCACGTATCTCCTCATTGACGAGTACCAGTTGTCCAAGCCCAAGGGTATCGTTCGGTTCACTTCCAACGAGCCTCGCACCATCCTGGACCTTGGTGTCAACATCATGTCCCGGCATCCGTTCAAGCCTCGCATCCCTATGACGTATGCGGACAAGGATACTGAGCGGGAAGGCATTGGCCTGCTGGAGTTCGGCATCAAGGGTTGCTTCCGTGATCTGGACCGACAGATGAACAGACGCGGGCTTCCCTCGGCTCGCAAGATCGCTGCTTGGCACTTGCTCCTGCGTGGATACGCCGCATCACGCTTCGTGGTACGGAATGAGAAGAATCCCCTGGATTACGAACCTTGGGACATGCGATTCACTCTTCCACTATTCGACCGTAAGGGCCTCCACTCTGTCATCTATCAGTCAGTCACAACCTGGGGCGACATTCTGGAATCCTTCCCCGACGCTGCTGCCGATCTTGTAAAAGGTGCAGGTCGCCTCCTCAGTCAGGACCTGGGACAGTGGGTTACCCAATATGAATACTGGGATCGCTACCAGGAGGCTGTGGCTGTGGGTCAGCCCCAGCGAAGGTCTGCTTCTGATATACGGAACACTGGCCGGCCTGAGTCCTGGCTTCTGTGGGCCGATCCACCCTCATTGCATGGAATCCAGGATGAGAACGATGATCCAACGTGTCCTGTCATTATCGTCGCTGCTAATGGACTTCCCCTCTTCAACACCCCCCGACGGCCCGCTGCCACCCTCTACGAAGCGGGGCCAGTGGACCTAGCTGTCAAGCGCGGTGCTCTTCCCATCTGGAAGCGGCAAGGTGGCTGGATAGCCGATCAGGGCCGCTCCATCCTGGCAGCCGTGGAAGACGCCATTCCTCAGTTCAACGAGATAGTGTCGATCATCTGGCAGATCATGGACAATGATGCCTTTGGCACATGGGTGCAGAGAACCCGCGCGGGTGAACTCCGCGATGTGACCCTCGGTGGAAATGCTATCAACCCCATGAAGATTGGTGAGAGTCTGGAGCGTGTGGCTGGTATGGCTGCTAGTCCCGATACCTACCGCCTGCTGGACTTCCTTGGCAAACAGGTTTCGCAAGGTTCCTTGGACCAGAACCTCCTTCGTGGACTTGAGAACTTCACAGGTTCTGGGTTCCTGCGTTCCCAGTTGGAGAACGCTGCCCTCAATGCCATTGGTCCCTGGCTAGAGGCTTATGAGTGCTGGGCCACCGAAATTGCCCAATCACTGATGAACCAGCTACATCACGGCTCTGGCTCAGAGTTCACGGTTATCGCTGAGGGTTCCGGCCGGCGCCTGATGAAGATCAAGTTCGGCCCGGAGATGGTGAAGGATGTCGTCTATGTGGAGATGAAGGCCAAGCCTGCTCTGCCTGATGACCTCGCCGTTCGGGTGAACATCGCTGCCCAGCTTCTTAACCCGGCCCGGCCTATGGCTTCCCTCCAGACCGTCTTCGATCAGGTGCTGGACTGGGAGGACGCCGAGCGCGAGAAGAAGCTCCTCTTCGATGACGTTGCAGACATGGACCCGATTGTGGTCATGCTGCGAATCCAGGCCCGCATGGTGGCCAGGGGGATGCCTGAGATCGCCAAGCTGTTTGGTGACAAGGCGTTCGTCATGGCCTTCGCCCAGCAAGTCATGCAGGCCCGTTTGGTACAACAACTACAGGGTGGTGGGCAGCCTGGTGGTGGTCCTCCTGGTGCTCCGATGGGTGGAGGTGAGGAACCGGCAATGGCTCGCCCAGAGGGTGCTCCACCTGAGACTGCCGGGATCGAGGGTGGGCGCACAGGCGTTCCTCCGGCACCAGCCGGTGAGGGGGGTATGGTCTAATGGCTGAAGCAGGACTACCGCAAGAGGCCGGCACCACTGATCCCCTGGATCGCCTGGTCAGTGCATCGGGACTGTCTCGTGAGTTCGTCATCTGGTATCTGAACTATCTGGGTCAATCCGGGTGGCCAGACGCTACAGCTCAGGGTTTCTGGAACGCCTTTCCGAAAGAGAAGGATGCCGTCAAGAAAATCAAGGATGCCAGGAAGAACCTGGACAAGCCATTCTCTGACTGGGAAACCAAGAGAGCTGCTCAGGCTCCCACAGCGGGTGAGGGTGCCGAAGCGCAAGCAGCCGGCATAACTCTCAGTGATCCTACCACTCAGCCCTTTGCCTACCTTGGTGAGCGACTGTCTCAGGGTATTGAGATCGAAGCCAAGATGATGAACATGACTCCGGCGGAGTACCTTGCGTATCTCCAGGCCGGCGGGGAGCGTCCCACAGATCACCCCTTGCTTGGGTCAAGCGGTTGGGAGTTTCCAACAGAAGAGGCTGCGGCTGCTGGTGCAGGTAACCCAGAACAGGATGCTGCTACCAGTGCAGTCACTGGCGCTGTGGGCGAAATCTTCTCTGACCTTAGCCCGGAAGACCTACAAGGTCTGGGAGCTGAAGGAATCAGTGAGAAGTTCGGCCTTCAGCAGTTGGCAGTGCAGGAACCTGAAGCGTTCTTGCAGGCCATGTTCGACAAGGCAGGCATTTCTCCCTCTCCACCCATCTATGGCTTTCTGCGAGACATGATGCCATCTATCGTGCTCCTTGCCTCTACACGTGAGGGCCAGGACATTCTCAAGTCACCAGGCGGGGCAGTCGAACTGAACAAGGCAATCAACGAGGTTATGAGTCAGGGATTCCCCTCCCGCCAGTCTGTCACTGCTGGATTGCAGGGGATGGGTGGATTTGCACGAGAGCTACTAGAGGGCGGCTATGAGTCTGGCCGTGGTCAGTTTAACTTCGTAATGGGTACTCTGGATGCCCTGCTAGGTCCCACAATGGCTGAGCCACTCCGACGCGCCCTGTTCTCTGATACAGCAGCGACTCAGCAGGGAGATCGCTATCTGTCCGCTGCTGCCCGTGGCGTCTTCCAAGGAGACTTCATTGACTGGCTGAAGACACAGGGATATCCCATTCCCCAGTTGCCAGCCTATCAAGCCACACCGGGTGCAGTTGCAGGTGCCACTACAGGTGCTGTTGCTGCTCCCTTCGTTGAGGAGGGTCTAGCAACCAAGCCAGGCAGCGCTCCGTTCTTTCCTGTGGCAGGAGGTACATACGAATAATGGCTAGAACAGGACAATTCATGGCAGGGGAAGGCTTGGCAGCGTTTGCCGCACGTATGGGAGTCAGTGTGGAGGAACTCTACCGACTGAACCCGAAACTGGGTCCAGAGAGTTTCGTTGAGGGGTTTAGCCTAGTTCTTCCAGATGCACCAGTGGTATCCTCTACCGCTCAGGGTCCAGCCTACACTGATGCTATGGGTGGAGCCGCAGTTCAACTTGCGGGACCCCAAGGTACTCCGGTAGCTAATCCTGCAACTGGTGCTACTCCTGCTGACTCTGCTGCCCCTACTGGAACCCTAGATATGACTGATACCAGTGGTCTCTTCAATGAGATGCTCAAGAACTTCACCGCAGCCTTCCAAACCTTCCTGTCGGCGCCCTCCTTCGTCCGCAATCAGGAAACCGCCCGTGCCGGCGTCCAGGCAGGCCACCCTGGTGCCATCGGTGGCTTCTCCCAGCAGGAGGCTTCCTTCCTGCGTGAGATAGAACCTGAGTTGTACAGCCAATATGGAGAGGCCGTACAGAGGGAGTGGGCCAAGACCGGGTTGACCGGATCAGTGCCCACACTGACGGCTGCCGACTTCCTCAAGGGTATCAATGTGAAGGAGAAGATGGAGATGGAAGCCCCGGGCACGACACGGGGTAACAGACGCTCTGGCCCGCCTTCCATTGCACCTCGGAGGTTGCGCTTCTAATGAACGATGATTTCGATCCACAGGCTGATGCCGTCATTGACAAGCTGCTGGCTGAACTGAAGGCAGCCGAGATCAAGGGTGCCGAGGTTCGGGCCAAGAATCAGCTTCCAGCAGAGACCAGTACAGATGTCAAACCTCCTGTGTTCAAGTCTGCCCTCTACAAGAAGATACAGGAGAAGGGAAACCTGTCTGAGAAGGACATTATGAAACTTGTGGCGAGAGAGGTTCGCCGGGGGATATAACCATGCCAGGTGTAAAGGCAGGACGAGGTACTCCCTTCCTTGACAGAGAGTTGCGGAAGGGTGCAGCCCAGCAAAAGCTAATGGATGTGCCCCAGCCCGGTGGACTTGGTAGACCATCCCCAA